CAGTGCGTCGACAGCGGCAAGCTGCCGGAGAAGAACGCTGTCGGCGTCGACGGCGCAGGCCTCGGCGAGATCCCGGAGGCCCTGACCGCTGCCGGGATCAACACGGAACCCGCCCAGCAGATGGTGGCCGTGAGCCAGGGTTGGAAGATGAGCGGCGCGATCGACACGACCGAGCGGGAACTGGCTGCCGGCACGCTGAAGCACGCCGGGCAGGCGCTGATGGCGTTCTGCGTCGGCAATGCCAAGGTCGAGCCCAGGGGCGACGCCAAGGTCATCACGAAGGCCGCCGCAGGCCGCGCCAAGATCGATCCGCTGAAGGCGACGTTCAACGCGATGTCGCTCATGGGCCTCAATCCGCAGCCGCGCGGCTCGGTCTACGACAGCGAGGAATCCTACCGGAAAAACTTCGGCGAGCCCTCGCCGGAAGAGGCGGATGGCGGTGCCTGGAGTGCGGCGATCCTCGCCGACCCGGCGCATCCGCAGTTCGCGGAACACAAGCGCCGCTTCGAAGCGTGGCAGGAAACACAGGACGACGACGAATGAATCTCATTCAGAGCGCCCTCAAGGCCCTGCGCCGCACCGCGCCCCCGCGGGATCCGGACGCCGACCGTCTGCCGCACGTCGGCATGACCCTGGCGGGCGTGCGCGTGGATGCCGACAATGCGGTGCAGATCGCCGCGGTGTGGGCCTGCCTCCGCTACCTGTCGCAGACGGTGGCGATGCTGCCGTGGAACGTCATGCGGTCCGAGTCCGGCAAGGGCGCCCAGGTGCAGGCGCAGCATCCGGTGCAATGGCTGATCCATAGCCGGCCCAACCCGGAATGGTCGTCTTTCCAGTTCCGCGAGACGCTCACCCACTGGGCGCTGCGCCACGGCAACGGCTATGCCGAGATCGAGCGCGATCTCGCCGGCCGTCCGTTCGCCCTGTGGCCGATCCATCCCAGCCAGGTCTGCCCAGAGCGCGACCAGGCCGGCCGGCTGTTCTATCGCGTGAAGCTCGACGATGGCGCGACCGTGGATCTCGCCGCGGCCGACATGTTCCACGTGCGCGGCTGGGGCGAGGATGTCGTCGGCGTCGACGTAATGACCTACGCCGCGCAGTCGCTCGGCTGGGCCAAGGCGATCCAGCTGTTCGGCGCGGCCTTCTTCGGCAACGGCGCTACCCTCTCCGGTGTGGTGACGTCGAAGGGCAAGTTTGCGGACGGCGTCCTGGCCCGCCTCAAGACCGAGTTCGGCAAGCTCTACAAGGGCGTGCGGCGCTCCAACCAGACGGCCTTTCTCGACAACGGCATGGACTGGAAGCCGACCGCTGTCGAGCCGCTGAAGGCCCAGATGATCGAGGCGAACCAGTTCCTGATTGAGGAGATTTGTCGCTGGTTCGGTGTCCCACCGCACAAGATCGCGCACCTGCTGCGCGCCACCTTCTCGAACATCGAACATCAGTCTATCGAGGTGGTGCAGGATTCGATCCTCCCCTGGGTGCGTCGCTTCGAGGACGAGGCCGACTACAAGCTGTTCGGCCAGAATCGCCAGGGCCTCTACACGAAGATCGAGCTGCGCGGCCTGCTGCGCGGCGACTTCAAGACCCAGCAGGAAGGCTTCGAGGTCATGCGGCGCAACGGCGCCCTCAACGCCGATGAGTGGCGCGAGCTGGTCGACATGCCTCCGATGCCCGCCGGCGTCGGTGGCGACAAGTACGTGATGCAGTCGCAGAACACGACGCTCGAGCAGCTCGGCAAGGAACCGGTCGAGCCGTCCGCTGCGGCACCGGCCGCGCCGTCGCCGGACGAGACTCACGCCCAGAGTGAAATTGAACGCATGGCGCAGGAGGCCGCGAATGCCGAAGCCGCCCCCTAAGCCACCCGTGTTCGCGCGCGCCATCGCGGAACGCCGTTCGGCGGAGAGTCCATGGGTCTCGGTCGCGCGGCTATTCCGCTCGATGCGTCGCCGTCTCACCGCTCTTGAGGCGCGGCCGGTCGCGAAGGAAGGACCGCCGGGCCGCGACGGCCGGGACGGAGTCGACGGCCGCAACGGCCTCGACGGTGCCGCCGGCGTGCCCGGCAAGGGCGGCGCTCCGGGCCTCGACGGCAAGGACGGCATGGACGGCCGCCACGGCATCGACGGCGCGCCAGGCCGCGACGGCCAGGACGGCGCGCCGGGCCGCGATGGAAAGGACGGCATCGATGGCATCGACGGGCTCAACGGTCTCGACGGTGCGCCCGGCCGGGACGGCCAGGACGGCGCGCCGGGCCGCGACGGCATCGATGGGCGCGATGGCCGCGACGGCGTGGCTGGCCGGTCGATCCGCACGGCGGCGATCGACGAGGAAGGCCGCCTGGTCCTGTCGTTCAGCGACGGTGGATCGGAAATTGCCGGTGTCGTCGTCGGCCCGCCGGGCCGTGACGGTCGCGATGGGGTGGACGGTCGCGACGGTGCGCCGGGCCGCGACGGTGCCGCCGGCCAGGACGGTGCGCCAGGCCCACGCGGCGAACGGGGCGAGCGGGGCGAGCGCGGCGAGCGCGGCGAACGGGGCCGCCCCGGCGTCGACGGCCGGTCTCCGACCGTCGAGATCCTCGGCGACGAGGAAGCCGACCTGGACGCCGAGCAGCTCGGCCGCGTGCGGGTCACGCACCTGCGCCTCGGCGATCACGAACTTTCGATGCTCACGCTGGCCGACGAGTAGGAGAGACCATGCACAAGCGCCCGATCATCCTTGCCGCGGCCGAACGCCGTTCGCCGGTGGCTTTCTCGCCCTTCAAGGACGTCCCTTGCCACTACAAGGCCTCGGCAAAGGCGAGCCGCGGCACGATGGAGATGTACGGCATCATCGGCGCCGACTGGTTCGGCGAGGGCATCACGTCGAAGATGGTTTCCCAGTCGCTCAAGGACATGGGCAACGTCTCGACGATCGAGGTCAGCATCAACTCGCCCGGCGGCGACGTCTTCGAGGGCCGCGGGATCTACAACCTGCTCAAGCAGCATGCCGCCCGGGTCGAGGTGCGCGTCATCGCCGAAGCCGCCTCGGCGGCCAGCCTGATCGCCATGGCGGGCGACGAGATCACGATGTCGGAAGGCTCGCTGATGATGATCCATCGCGCCTCCGGCCTGGCCTACGGCAACGTCGACGACGTTAAGGCGCTGCTGAAGCTGCTCGAGACGGTCGACGAGACCATGGTCACCACCTATGCGGCCCGCTCCGGCAATACCGAGGCCAAGGTCCGGGGCTGGCTCGACGCCGAGACCTGGATGACGGCCGACGAGGCGGTCCTGCGCGGCTTCGCCGACAAGAGCGAGGAGCCGGCGAAGGTTGCGGCCCTCTCGATCGACCGCAAGCTGCTCGGCTACCGGCAGATCCCCGCGGCGCTGCGCCCGAATCGCGCGCGCGCCCTCAAGCTCATCGCCGGCGGCAACGCCGCCTGAGGAGTTCGGCGCGAGCCGATCCAGCCCTGAAAGCCCTTGGGCAAGGCGTTTCACAAAGGATCATGATCATGCGAAAGGCCCTGTTTCTGGGTTCGACCATGCTCGCCCTGCCGTTCGCCGTCTTCGCGATGGCGGGCGACACCGACGAGCGTCTGCAGGCGCTGCGCGCCGAGGTGCAGGAGCTGGAGGAGCAGCGCGACGCGATCGTCGCAGCCGCCGACGAGGCGGACACCGATCTGACCGACGACCAGGTCGCGGAGATTGAGGGCTTGCAGGCCAAGATCGACGCCAAGGCAAAGCAGGTGACGATCCGCGAGAACCTGCTGGCCTCGCGCGCCGGCACCGGGCGCAAGACCGCGCCGGCGCCGACCGTCGATGCCAACGGCAACCGCGCGGTCGGCACGCCGCCGAAGCGCAGCTTCGGTGCCAAGGGCGGCTTCACGTCGCTGGGCGAGTTTGCCGTCGCCGTCATGAAGGGCAGCGGCCCCGGCGCCGAGATGGATCAGCGCCTGCGCGCCGCGGCCACCACCTTCGGCAACGAAGGTACCGGCGCCGACGGCGGCTTCGCAGTGCCGGCCGAGTTCCGGACCGAGATCTGGAAGAAGGTCACGGGCGAGGACAGCCTGCTCAGCCGTTGCACGCCGCTTCAGACCGGCAGCAACAGCATGACGATCCCGAAGGACGAGACGACGCCCTGGCAGACCAGCGGCGGCGTGCAGGCCTACTGGGAAGGCGAGGGCGTCACGATCCCGGCGTCGAAGCCGGCGCTCGAGATGGCGACGATCCGCCTGTCGAAGCTCACCGCCCTCGTGCCGATGAGCGACGAGCTGCTCGAGGACGCGCCCGGCATCGAGAGCTGGCTGAAGGCCAAGGCGCCGGAGAAGATGCAAGCCAAGATCAACACGGCCATCATCGACGGCACCGGCGTCGGCATGCCGCTGGGCATCCTGCGCTCGCCCTCGGCGATCCAGGTCGCCAAGGAAAGCGGCCAGTCCGCCGACACGATCCTGTTCAAGAACATCTCGAACATGTGGTCGCGGATGTACGGACCGTGCCGCCGCAACGCGGTGTGGCTCATCAACCAGGACATCGAGCCGCAGCTCGACACCATGGCGTTCGATCCGGCGGCGACCGACAAGTTCCCGGTCTACCTGCCCGCCGGCGGCCTGTCGGCCTCGCCCTATGCCACGCTGAAGGGCCGTCCGGTGATTCCGGTGGAGGCCTGCAAGACGCTGGGCGATGCCGGCGACATCATCCTGGCCGACTTCAGCCAGTACATGGCGCTGACCAAGACCGGCGGCATCAAGGCCGATGCCTCGATCCATCTCTACTTCGACCAGGCCCTCACGGCGTTCCGGTTCATCTTCCGTATGGCCGGCCAGCCCTGGTGGGGCAGCACGATCGCGCCGCAGAACGGCACCATGACCCGCTCCTGGGCCACCTACCTGGAAGCTCGCTAGGCCTGATCGGCCGCGCTTCACGGACGCAGCGGGGCCGCCTTCCGGATCTTTATCTGGCTGGCGGCCCCCTGCCTTCGACCTTCCCGCATCCTCTGCCCGCGAAAGGGACCTCCGATGAACAGACACTTCCTCGAAAAGAACCAGGTGGTCGCCGCGATCATCCCGGTCGATCTGGCGGCCGCCGCCAACAACGGCGACTGGGTGAGCCTCAAGAACTTCGGTCGGGTGGCGGCCATCATCTACAAGGCGGCTGGCACCGCCGGCGACGACCCGGTGTTCACGCTGCGCCAGGCGACGGACGTGGCCGGCACCGGCGCCAAGGCGCTGAACTTCACGCGCATCGACTCCAAGGTCGGCACGCAGACCGGCATCGGCCAGTTCACAACCACCACGCAGGCCGCGGCCAACACGTACACCGACGCCGTCTCGGCCGAGGCGCAGGCGATCATGGTGGTCGACATCAAGGCCGAGGATCTCGACGTCGACAACGGCTTCGACTGCGTCCAGCTGCAGATCCCCGATGTCGGGTCGAACGCCCAGCTCGGCTGCGCGCTCTACATCCTGCACGAGCCGCGGAACGCCAAGGCCCAGCTCGACAGTGCGATCGTCGACTGAGGCCCGTCTGCCGCTCCCCGCCGCCGATCGGGACGACCCGGTCGGCGGTTTCCTTTCATCCAAACCTTGAGGGCGTGTCATGGCGAAGACCGTCGAGACCCTGTTCCTGAAGCAGGCCACCTACCAGACCATCGAGCCGGTGACCTACGAGGAGGGCTCCATTCATTCCCTGCGGCCCGACCTGGCCGAGCGCTGGGTGCGCCGCGGCGTCGCCACGACCGATCGCGATGCAATCGCCGCCGCGCGGAAGGCGAAGGAACCGAAGCTGCCCGTCGGGATGCCGGTCTGACCATGAGCGAGATCGGTCCCGATCTCCTGGAGACGGTCACGCCGGCCGAGGCGGGCGACGCTCGCCGTCTCACGACCAAGGCCAAGGTGAAGGCCCTGCTCGGCGTGTCGGGAACGACTGACGACACGCTGATCGACCAGCTGATCGACCGGGCGTCCGCCGATTGCGTGTCCTATTGCGGCCTGGCCGAAAACGGCGCCGGCAGCTTCCCGACCTTCGGCGCCGAGGCGCTGCGGGCGACCTGGTACAATCTCGACCGTTGCCGAGACGACATCCTGCTGCTGCCCTGGCGGCCGAAGATTGCCGTCACCTCTGTTGTCGAGAACGGCGTCACTCTCACGGCGTCCGTCGACTTTCGCTTGCTGGACGGCGG